GGTGGAGCTATTGCTACTCGGCAGGCCGAGAACAGTAAGCTACTAGCTAGTTGCCCGAAGGCAGGCAGCACACCCGTCACTGAGTGACGGCGCCACACCACTAGTCTTCACTAACCAATCTCATTCTCCCTTTCACGACTGTCCCTACCCCGGCGGTAGTAAACAGACTCACCAGTACTCGCCCTGCTTGTCTGGAACAAGCCCCGCGACACTCACTACTTTCTCCACAGACCACCCTCCTTGATTAAGGGAATTGAACCCCCCAATCCTAGGTGCGACAGCCACTTGCTGGCCCGGGACCATTACCCCCCGAGCTTCCTCCCCGCCGAAACGGGTAGCCATGGATTCTGGCTCTTACACATGAGCAGGATTACGGCGCTGTCTTCTGGTAGCCTGCCTCCGCCAAACCCGAACGGGTATGGGTTAGGACAGGTGGAAGCTTCAAAAGCAGTGGATACGAGTACCCAGAAACGATGTGGTTCCCACGGAACTCATCCATCGACGCCCAGAGAATCAAGGTCAATAAAACCAAGATCCCAGTTGTCCCTAAACAGGGCCAACTCGTCGATGCCTCTCCTTTCTTCGTCGGACTGGTAAGTCGCCGGAACGACGAACCAGCCCCGCTCATTTTCTGCCTTATAAGCAGGACGCTTCCAGACAAAGGAAAGCGCACTCATTCGTTTGAGCTTACGATAAGAGTAAGTCCGACGTACGGAACCGCAGGACGGATTCCATACGTCTCTCTTCAAACCTCCCATTCTTCCGTGTGTCCACAAAGACGACCGCAAAGCTTCGGCCTCACACGGACTAGGATCCCTCCCGGTGATCACTAGCAACTCCTCAGGGAACGAACGGTCAACAACCGGTTCCGGCAAGGGCGTATAAGTTCTACGCACCCTGAGGCCCGACTCTCTAAGATGAGCCGGGTAGCCATAATGGCCAAGTTGAGAAGGGAGAAAACCCCATCTCCTACCGATCCGACACCTAGAATAGGCGTCGACCCAACACTGCGCTGATTTCACGGCTTTCGCCATGTGCATCATGCCGCAGTAATCGGTAAGAGCTCCTCCTCTCCTTAAATGACGTACTTCGCGCCATTTCCCACCTTGTCTGATGAACGCTGTCGAGTTGACCTCAGCAACATTCTCAGCCCGTATTGTCTTGTCATCATTGAGTCGGTACCCAGAAGGGTAGTCCTGCATGGTGACATATCGTGACGCCGAAATGACACAGTCATCCCCATTCACGATATAACGGGCTCCACTATCAAACCGTGCTGCCCAGGAGGCAGCACAGTAAGACTGGAGACACAAAAGGGGGAAGGAGAGGTAGGATCCCATCATCTGTCCTTGACGGACTCGCTTCAACGTCCCATCCTCGGCCCGGAAAACCGGACTCAAAGAACTCTTCGCCAACAAACGAAGAGAACGAGGAATCTTCACAGAAGTGAAGAAGAGGGCGTCCAGGAGTGTCTCAGCCACATCGTGGCGAAGACCGTCAGTTGCCGCTACCAGATCGACGGAAGTCTGATAGTTGTTGACAAGGACAGATTTCATCCTTTCTTCGGTCGGAGGACCGCAAAGAAGCCAGTCTTGCTTGCCTAACGTGTGGTACATCAAGCTATGCATTGGCGCAAGAAGGTCAACCCTCTCATCAAAGATGAGAAGAGGACGCTTCTTGCCCGCAGACTGGACTTCTTTGTAGCGTGCGAAGAACGTGCCGCAAAGCTCGCTCTCTCTAGTCGCACAGTTAAAGAAATCATCCCTGCGGCCGGCCCAGAGCAGGTCGGCTCTAGAGAGCTTAGGCTCTCTAGCGGTAGGATTAGGGACGTGACGACCGACGAAGTCGTTGTAGTTCCTATCCCACCCAGCGGGGAATACCCGAGTGGCAACACGCCGGACGTGAGCCAAGTACTCGGGGGATGAAGGGGGGGGTTTAGAGAGTACGTTCTCTTCCCACTGAGAACGTACTGACGGAGTGTGTAGGGAGCAACCCGATGGCAGGTTGCGCTTAATCGAGGAAACGGAGTGGGCAAGCCCCCACCGATCTCTTCTACACAGTCTCTGCAGCAAACAGAGACCGTTTTCCCCTCGGCGCTGGCGGCGAGGGAAGGCTACAGAGGTCCGCTCCTTACCCTGTAGCAGAAGAAAAGAGAGGAAACGAGAAAGTTCACCAGGATTGCTGTCCGGTAGCTCAGAGTACGGAACACCGTACCTGACCCGAATCAACAACAACCCATTGTGGATCGTTTCCTTGGTATCACGGTCTGCTCGAGAGCAGGCGTGACACCGCTTAACGGTAGAACCTCTGGAGGAATTATCTACCGAGCGCGTAACGGGCGCCACACGGCTACTGCTGTGATTGGAAGTCAACTTACGCAGAGCAGACATCGACAAAAA